TCCATTAAATTCCCTCCCTTGCATATATTGCACCGTGTTGTTCATACGTTTTCATCGAAATAATGTCATTGTCTAGGTAGATATCTGACGACTTTTCAAGGATAGCAGTAAGGATATTTTCCATACTTGCTCTCAGAATCGCTATCTCAGACACAGTTTTATTTTCATGTGCTTCAAATTGAGCTGACGGCATAGCCAACTGTGCCTCAAGACTTTTAGTCACGGACGCAGAGGAATTCAGATCAAGACCGTCTCCTGAAAATACATCTGAAATTTCATCAGCCATACCTCCGACCGTTTGCTTGACATCCTTAAATTGGTCTTGCAATCCTTGGTCTAACCCTTTCATGATTGCATTACCAGCAGGAATCAACAATTTACGGTCATATTCAATAGGTCCTTTATGGTCAGCGATCCAACCAGCAATACCACCAACGAAGTCAGTTACAGAAGACCACACTGATTGCAATCCATCCAAGAATCCTTGTAAGATAGCTTGACCAGCACTGAAGAGGTTAATGTTCCACAACTGATCAAAGAATCCAGTCACATTGCTTACAAGAGTAGAAACAGCATTAGACATAGTATCCCATGCACTCTGTGCTCCAGATACCAGGCCATCAATGATGCTAAGTACACTAGCTTTTAAAGCTTCCCATGCAGAACTTGCTACACTTTTAATAGTTTCCCAAATGTTAGACAATATCTGAGAAAATCCATCGAAGATAGCTTTCCCTGCAGATGACAATCCATTCCAGATTGATTCCCCAACACTCTTTATAGCATTCCAAGCAGTTTCCCAATCGCCATTAATAACAGCCATAACAGCCGTAATAATTCCACCAATAACGTCCATAGCTGTCTGAATAGCAATCTTAATCAATTCCCAGACAGTCGTAACAACTGTACAGATATTGTTCCAAGTTCCTTCAATCAAAGGTCCGAGAATATTCATGGCTGTTTCAATAATGGATTGGATGATAGGCAAAACAGTTTGAATTACCGTCTGGATTGTGTTCCATACAGTTTCAAAAGTCTGTTGAATCAACCCTTGATTTTCAGACCACCAAGTGGAAATTTTATCCCAAACCGTCTTGATAAACGAGGTTACTTCTTGAACAATTGGAGTTACAAATTCCACCATAGCATTCCATGCAGTGGTTGCAGCTGTAACCATATTGTTCCAAACTTCAGTTAGTCCTGGTGCAATTGATCCCCATAAATTAGATAACCACGTCATGAAATCCTGGAAGATTGCTTTACCTGTTTCTGTTTGTGTGAAGAACCAAGCTAGTGCTGCAACTGCTGCTGCAATCCACCCCACAAGAGGAATTGACGAAATGGCAGCCATCGCTGAAGTAGCAAATCCTGAAATTGTCGTCTGAACAATTGTAAAGATTCCTGGTAGCCCACCTAGTCCTTGAACGAATGCAGCAATTTTAACAACGGGAAATCCAATCCCTAGAGCTACTACAGCAGACTTGAGCAAATCTGCTGCTAACTGATTTTCTTTGAAAAAACTCGTAATTTCCTTAATGATCCCTGAAGCTTCTCTTAAAAATCCTGTTAATGTCTCAAATGCGAAACCAAGCAGGTTTACTCCTTGCTCTCCATCCTTGATTCCTAAGAGATCACCTACTAAATCACCAACAATTCCTAATACATCGCCAATCGCTGAACCAATATTAACAAAAGTCTCACGGATATTTTCTGCAATATTGATAATTTGATTCGCTGCATCCTCACTAAAACCAAGTGCATCTAATATCTCAAAATTCGCCTCTTTATCCATAGACCCAAAGATCATGTCAAAAAAGGTTTGGAAAATCCCTGTTACACGCCCAATCTGGTCATAGACTGCGCTGCCAAAAGCGTCCCCAAAAAGCTGAGATGCAATCTGACTAATCCCTTCAGTAAGAACCAATCCAAGGCCTGAAAAAACATTGCCAATCATCGGCAAAAAATTATCAAAGAGAAAAGTCGATGTTGTTTTAAGCAAGGCGTGTAGAGAAGGCAGGATATTCTCCCCTAGCGCTAACTTTCCAAGTACATTCTGAGCAGCTGCTTTCATGGATTCAAACGATCCGCTAAAAGTAGATGCTGCCTCTTTAGCTGTTGTTCCAGTGATGTCCAAATTCTCCTGGATAGCATGAATGGCGCTATAAACATCAGAAAGGTTGTTAATATCATACTTAACACCCGTCAGTTTTTCTGCATCAGCCAAGAGCCGTTGCATTTCTTGTTTTGTACCACCATAACCGAGCTTGAGATTATCAAGCATAGTGTAGTTCTGCTTAGCAAATCCTTGATATGCCATCTGAATGCTTTCCATTGATGTTCCCATCTTATTAGCATTATCTGACATATCAATCATGGCCATGTTGGCTGTTTCAGCAGCTTTATTAGTGTCACCGCCAAGAGATTGCAAGAGGCTAGCTGAGAAGCCTGTCACGTTCTCCATGTAGGCATTAGCTGACAAACCTGTTGTCTTGTAAGCCTCATTAGCATAGCTCTTTACCTTATCAGCAGAACCTTTGAATAGAGTTTCGATACCTCCAAGTGATTGCTGAAGTGATGCTCCCTCATTTAAAGCGGCACTAAAGGCTTTCCCGATTCCAGCTGCTGCAATAACTTTCGTCATAACGCCAACAAGACTAGAACCCAATGACTGCCCCGCACTTTGTCCTGCTGCGCTAGCTTCAGGATTGAGAAGTGATTGGATTTTTCCAGTAATACCTCTTGCTGATGGTATCAATTGTACATAAGCCTGTGCTATTTCTGTCGCCACTAATCCTCACCTCCTATCTTTTCTAGAATTTGCTGACGATACTCTTCAAAGTCCTTACCAGAATCAAAGATCATCTCATTACTTTCTTTAGCTTTAGTTCTTCCTGTTAATTCTTGTGCAATCATTATTGGTTTATTGATCCCTTTTTGACCATCTGTTGTTTTAAACCATACAAGCGCAGACAATCTATCTAGTACACTTGCAAGCAAAAGAGTGTCAAAAGACACTTTACTATTGCTTATTGCTAGTTTGATACGAGAATCATCCTTTAAACCAAAAGCAAAGACAGCCACCTGGTTAGCAGGTAGCTGTCTGTAGTCAAAAATTCCATAGGTTTCAGCTAAATCGCAAATAAGAGAATCTTCGTCTATTTGAATCATTCTAGCAAGGAGCACTATTTTTTTAACTGGTCTCGACTTGTGAAAATCTCACTAATTTCTGAACCCATTTTATCCAAAGGAACAATTCCATCAGCAGTCCGTACATGATTTTTCAAATCTTCTGATTGGTCACCAAGCATAAGTTTGACAACTTTTGGTAAAACTGTTGGATTGGTATCTACTTCTGCAATAGCTTCAAGTAACTCATAGTTTTCCAAGCGTTCTTTTGTGATTTCAAAAGCAAATCCAGTCGAAGTCACTCCACTGATTGTTTTAACCAGTGGCGTAACTTCATTAGTTTTCTTTTTTCGAGTTTGTTTTGGCATAGTTAAGCTCCTTTGATGTATTCATAGTGTGTATCATCAGTAGCGTTAGGAAAGGCAGTTACAGTCGTACCATACCCGAGAACACTTCCATCGTTATAAGTGATTTCGTCAATGGCAGTTACTTTTCCTGAAGGGATAACAATGCGTTTAAGTACACCACCTTTGAGAACCGTTTCAATTACAAGACAATGATGTGGCAATTCTTTTGAATTTGCCTTAATCGTAATTCCTGATGACAAATCCCCAGATACATTATCTGATCCATAAACTTCCTTCAAAACATCTACATTCAATGCTTCAATAAGCATATATTTGAATGTGTCTTGTTTTTCTTTTTGAACTGAACTTACAATGACTCCACCCCATGCTTTAATATTTTCAGACTCTGGAGAGTTACTGTTGGTCATACCATCTTCTGAAATATATCCCAGCGCTTTAAAAGCTGCATCTAGTTCTGTTGTTGCATCTGTCGGTAATGCTGTTCCAAGAGGTGCAGAATAAACTGCTCCTCCGATTTTAGGTTTAGCAGTCGTTACGTTTGATTCTTTTGCCATTTAATTTCTCCTTTTTAAAAATAATTAATATCAAAAACGGCTTGATATCGATATTGTTTTGTTTCGGTATCCGTAAAATTGTAATCACTGTTCAGGTGGACACCACAGATTTCATCTAATTCAATCAATCCCTTTACAGCTTTTTTGACTTTCACATTGAGCTCTGCAGCCTTCTGCATAGTTGGGCCATAACTTTGGAAAGCAAAGGTTGCACTACCAGAATAATTTCGCTCCTTACCACCAGTTTTTTGAATAATGACAAAGCTATCGGGAGCTTCAGCTTCATGCTCAAAAAATGACGGTACATCTAAATGACCGTCAAGAT